ATTTAATATAAATAAATAATAGATTAAGGAGAGGATATAATGGCTACTCGTAAGGTAGAAACAGAAAACAACGCGTATGACAAAATAGAAAATATTGTAATGAATAGAGTGTTTATGCTAGAAAATGAAAACGTACAACTAAAAAATGAATTAGCTGTAGCCAGAGCAAAATTAGAAGTCTATGAACGATTAGCCAATATATCTGGGACTAAAACACAGCTTGGTTTTGGCCCACCATTGGATAGAGAAGGAGGTATGTAATTACTATGATTACATTAGGAGGAAAATATAAATCAATTAACATAACATTTTCAAATAGTATAACTATACTGGGCAGTAATAAATATCAACTTAATTTACCTACAGTTAGTTGTACGAAAATGGAAGACGCTGAATATATGCAAACTAGAATAAATGAATTTGTAAATAATCTTAGTCGTGAATTAGTAAAATAATATTACGAGGAGGTATTTATGATGGGAATATGTACGGGTACAGGATATGATGTAGACCACTGTAGAGTGGAGAAAATGGGGTGTTCTGGTTGTGATCATTATAGAGAAGGAGGATTAAAAAATGAGCAGAAAACTTGCAAGTGTGCAGACTGTCAAGGCGATAAAGCCGATAGAAGGTGCGGATAGAATAGAGATTGTTCAAATCTTAAATTGGGATTGTGTGGCTAGAAAAGGAGAATATCAAGTAGGAGATAACGTTATTTATTTTGAAATTGATAGCTTACTTCCAGATATTCCAGCGTTTGAATTTTTAAAGGGTTCTTCTTGGTCACAAAAATTAAATAAATATAAAATTTCAACACATAAATTTAGAAATCAAATATCACAAGGGCTAGTTATGCCTATTAATCAATTGAAAGATATTTATTTTCAAATACATAAAAGAGATAAATATTGTACACCAGATGTAGCTCACCCAGAAGAACATGTTGGTGCAGATTTAACTGAAACTTTATGTATAGAAAAATATGAACCACCGGTTTCAAATGGACCGTTAGGTGATATAATTCATCACGAATGGTACATACCAAAAACTGATGAGGAGAGAATTCAGGTTTGTGCAACAGACGTTTTACCAGAGTATATGAAAAGTGAACAGGAGGATTGGTACTCAAGTATCAAACTTGATGGTACTTCTTGCACAGTTGGTTTGTTCGACGACGCATTTCTAATAGGTGGTAGAAATCAATTTTATAAAGACGAAAATATGTATACCACTACCGTTAATAAGTATTTTGAAAATGGAGCTAAAGAAAAATTTGAAAATCATAAAGCTATAAATGGTATATATGTAGCATTTCAAGGAGAATTATGCGGACCGGGTATTCAAGGAAATAAATTAGGGCTTAAAGAAAAAGAATGGTTTATATTCAATGCTTTTGTAAGTAAAACTGGTAAAAACGGAAGCTATGTAAAATGTGACTTATTATATATGTTAAAATTATGTGAAGAATTCGGTCTAAAACACGTGCCTCTGATTGACGCAGAAGATAAATTCAAATTTGACCCTGAGGAAACAGTGGATAACATAGTGGAAAAATTATTGAAATATGTTGATGATATAAAATATAGAAAATATTTTGAAAACGCTTCCCCAAGTCAAATTGCAGAAGGTGTTGTATTTAGAACAGAAGATATGACTTATTCATTCAAAGTTGTGTCTAATAAATATTTATTGAAAGGTGGAGAATAGAATGATACTACGAGTTTATTTACACAGAACAAAAAAGCACAAGTTTGAAGTGGCTGATGCATTTGAAGTAAAAGTTGATTTAGAAAATCTACCTGACGATAAAAAAGAAGATTTAGATTATATAAATTTAGGTTTCAAAAATGATTGTCAAAAATTAGCTCGTACAAGAGAATGTGTGCAAAAATACGGAACCGCTTATATATCTTTTATGCGTCCTCAATTTGAAGGAGATGAAAAAAATAATGGTAACGCTAATGTGTATTTTGATAATAAGGAAATGTTATTTGTGAAGAGAAAACCAAAACGTGGTAGAAAAAAGAAGGAGGCAACAAATGAAAAAGAATAGATATAGAATAATTGGTGTAGATTTTGATGGTACTCTCGCTATAAGCAGAGGTACTTATCCTAGAGTAACAGGGGAAATTACTGAGGTTATAGATTATATAACAGAGGAACAAGCAAAGGGAGCTTATGTAATTTTAATTACTATGAGAGAAGGAAAAGAATTAGAAGATGCTGTAGCTTGGTGTAAAGAACGTGGTTTGATATTTGATGCAGTAAATGATAACTTGGATTTCATGAAAGAGTTTTTTCATAATAATCCTAGAAAAATATTTTGTAATGAGTATATAGATGACACTAACTTTGGTGGTATAGATTTTATATTACAAGAAATCAGAAAAAAGAGGAGGAATATACTATGAAATATTGTTTTGGCAGTGTTAGTTGGAGTGGTTATTTAGAAAGATATGTAGATATTTTTGTGGATAACTATATAAGATTATTCAAAGAATTAATAAGAGTAGGTGTAAATTATACAGACATAGCAGACCCTGTAATCGTATATGCTAATGATATTGAAGGCTTCACGACGGAGGAACAAGTACAAAAATTATATAACGTAACTGGTAAAAAATTAGTTTTGGTGAGTGATAAGCATAAATATAATCAAGATAATATTATGTATTCAACAAGAAATAAACTAAGAGCAAAAGTTAGAACTATGTATCCAGATGACCAAAAAGTATTCTGGTATTTTCCTATTGACGATAGTATAAAAGCGACAGAAGCGGTAAATGAATTAGTAAAACTTAGTAAAGCAACAGAAAACACAGCGTGTATGTTTAGGTTTTATGTTAATCAAAATAATAATAATTTTACAGCCGGTACTACACCTATAACCTCATATAAAGATATTCACCCAGAAAATTGGGGAGGATATTGTGCATACACCATATTAGATGAAGACAAATGTCCTTTATACCCAGAGATAACAATTCCTAATGTAGCGTTTTATATTGCACTATATGAAGCTGGATATAAACAATATGCAAGTGATAAAATATGTGTTGAACATTTAAGACACTTAGACAGTCACCACTTTAAAACAAAAAATACAACAATGTCACAAACAGTTAAAGATTATTTATTAAAGAAAAGAGCTGAACTCGCAAAGAAAGAAGGAAAAGAATAATGACCGATTTTGTAATGGTGTTAGGTGTAATAAGTAGCTTATATCTTGCGTGGGAGTTATTTAATAAAGTCATATTTCCTAAAATGGTTTATTGTGGTATGAAAGAAATAGACCGTAACCCAAAATGGATTACGTCAAAATTGCAATATTATGGTTTTGATGATATAGATATAATATTGTGTAAAAGTAAATGGGGAATGTTACCTCGATTTCGTGCTAGTAAAGATAATCGTTTAGAATTATGGATTGATAACAACACTTTAACAAGGGACGTAGACAACGTAGTACACTTAGCATTATGTGTAAAAGTAAAAGCCAAATATGGACTATGGTTCCCAGACAAACCTACTTATTGGTTATCTATTTTATTATATATGTTAGACGGTGGAAATATAGAAATGAGAGAAAAAGAAAAACAAGAAACCTCTTGACTATTTCCGTAAAATGTTATATAATTAAATTATAGAGTTTATCAAAAGAAAGGAAGAAGTAATTATGAAAGACTTGTCTGAATATAGGGCGCTAAACAAAGCTCACCTATATAGGGAATTCAAAACTAAATATAGCTATCCAGAAATGCAAATAACATCATATAGACGTGTGTTATATGGCGAGAGTACGTACTTAGGTAAAGGACGCTCACCTTATATTGCAGATATGTTTAGGTTCTTTGGTAATAAACTTCACAAAGAGTTTATTGATGTAGCATACGATTTATTAGACTCAGAATTCTTTGGTAGAAAAAATACATTATTAGACGTAATTATGGCAGAAAAAAATATACCGAAAGAAAAAGTTGATGAAATATTAGGAGACAGAGCGGTAGCACTTGATAACATAAGGTTATGTGACTTAAACGACGATAACAGAAAGATATATGAAGACGCGGTAAAGGAGGTATAAAATGAAGGCAAAAATAGAACCACAAGGAATAATTGAAGCATACAAAAATGGTCAATCCTTGAACGCGATAGCACGTGCCTTCGGTACATATCCAACAACCGTTAGACGTATTTTAGAAAGAAATGACATAGAACTGAGACACGACGCTATGGTTAAAGGGTCTCATACTGTATTAAACGACGGAGAAAAACTAATTGAATGGGCTAAAGCTCAAGGTCGATTAGTAACAAGAAAAGAATTAGCAGAAGTAGTAGGTAAGACAAGATTGTCACCGGGGTATTTTCAAAAATATCCAGAACTTGGACAATATGTAGCGTCTTATGAGCAGAAAGATATTAAAAAATATACAGAGCAGTTATTTACTTGGTTGCAAGAAAATGATATTTCATACGCGCCAAATGACAGAAGTGCATTAGAAGGTATACCAGTACAAGCAAGATTATTAAATAAATACGACGGAATACTTATAACTATTGATATTAAATCTGTATCAATCAGTAACGCACGATACAAAGAAATGATACGTAGAAGATTAAAAAAAGCAAATGAAAAAGGATTGATCATGTTATTCTTGAAAGAAGAACATTTTGAGGATTTAGATTGTATTAAAGGTTTATTAAATAGTCTAAAATATTCAAAGGAGAGGTAGTCAATGGCTGGGCAAATGTTATATGCAAAGAAGGGGGAAAAGGATGTGGCAAAAGCGAGCGTAGTATTTAGCAAGGATAATGAATATTATACACCAAAATATGTAGTAGACTTTTTCTACCCTGATGGTTTCGACTATGACCCAGCAACTTGTGAAGGTAAAGCAAAAGAATTCGCAGTACCTCATTATGATACAATAGAGACAGACGGTCTTGCGCAAGATTGGACAAAATATGACCGTATCTGGATTAACCCTCCATTTACGGATAAACATAAGTTTTTAGCAAAGGCAGTTGAGACTTATAACAAAGCTCATAATACTATATATGTTTTATTTCCCATTGAATTTTTAACTACCGCTAGATTTCACAACTTACATTGTAAATGCGAATTATATGTACCTAAGGGTAGAATAAATTTTGAAAGTGGACTAGGTAAAACAGGAAAAAGTCCTGCCTTTGGTAGTGTAGTAATAAAAATATCTGACAAAAATGTAATACATTACATTGAATTAAAACCTGGCAACAGTATAAAAGATATAACGCCCGAAGATATTACACTACCAAATACAGAGGACTTAGGAAGTATACTAAAAAAGAAAAAATCTTGGTATAGGTAGGTGAGTAATATGTTAGCTTATCAATGTGAAAATTGTAAAAAAATAATTTTATGGGGAAGTGTCAATGAATATAATCAACATTTTTGCGATGAAAAATGTTATGTAAAATATTGTGAAGAAAATCATTACGAAGCTCACCCAGAGAATTTGTATAAGATAAAATCAATATTCAATTAAATCCGAATGTAGCGCAGTAGGTAGCGCACGGCGTTTGGGACGCTGGGGTCGGGAGTTCGAGCCTCTCCATTCGGACCATTTATATATCGCGGGGTAGAGCAGTTGGAAGCTCGCGAGGCCCATAACCTCGAGGTCACAGGTTCGAGTCCTGTTCCCGCAACCAAATTTATTTAGTAGGTAGGTAGTTAGAATGTGGAAAGAATGTAATGTTTGTCCTAATTATGAAGTTTCAAAATATGGAGACGTCAGAAATAAACAAACAGGAAAAATATTAAAACAAAAACTTGATAAAAGTAATTGCTTAATGGTAAACTTATCTTTAGGAGCAAGAGGAAAAGCAAAATATTTCATAGTAGCTCGTTTAGTAGCTTTAGCCTTTGTACCTAATCCAATGGGTTATACTTGGGTTAGACATATAGACGGTAACACTTTGAATAATGAAGCAAGTAATCTTGAATGGGTGCAAGAGCGTTGGTCAAGTCAAGCTCGTGGTGAACACTCTCACAATTCAAAACTTACCACTGCACAGGTTGAATGGTGTAGAGAAGTTTATAAACCTAGAGATAAAGAGTACGGATTATCAGCATTAGCAAAACGTTTGAATGTATCAAATTCAACAATGTCTTATGTACTAAATAATATTACTTATAAATAAATATTCGGGAGTGGTGAAATGGTATCACATAGCGCTTTGACCGATATATTCCTAGTTCGAGTCTAGGCTCCCGAGCCAGCCCGAAAGGGCGTGTGAACATTTTATTTGGTGTTAATCACCAGACTTTGTTATATTCAATTCGAGCAGTTCGATTCTGCGACTACTATCTTAATTGACGTGGGGGAGTGGTGAAAATCCGCTATAGGAAAGATTGAATGTAACATTGTATATGCCTCCTTAGCACAGTTGGTAGTGCGACGCACTTGTAATGCGTAGGTCATCTGTTCGAGTCAGATAGGAGGCTCCAGATAGCCTTGGTGCTGTCACCTTGTTGTGAGGGTCAGTCACAATAAATCAACTAGAATAACGATAAGCCGTAATCTGTATGCACGAGATTATTGAAAACCCTGATATGTGGTAACAAACTTTACCTAGAGCATACACGAGCAGGGGGTAAATACCAACAATCACTGCTGGGGAGGGTTAGTTGTTTCACCCCAGCCATTATATTAAAAAGGAGAATAATTATGTATTTTATAACAACCATTGAAACTAAAAAAGGTGAAGTTAATGATACTAGATGTGTAGGTTATTTTGATACATTTGAAAAAGCTGAAAATGCAGTATTATACAATTCTTGTGATATATGGGAAACGTGTTATGATTATGTAGTTATCGAAAATATACCAGAAGGATTATATCAATATGACTTTCACCCAACTTGGTACAAATATCATAAACTAACAAGTGGATATATGAAATGTGAACAACCGGATTTCGTGAAAGCTGTTAGTAGTATTGGATATGCTATAGGTTAGGAGGAGTTATTATGAATAGAATAGGTAGCGTCTTCTAGGGCTTCGTGCCTAAGGAGGCGATAAAATGAGTAGAAGTTATAAACACTTCCCAATTTCAAGAATGGTTTTATGGGGTAGGTCAATGAAGAAAGGAAAACAAGTGGCTAACCGTAAAATCAGAAGAAAACTAAAAGACCCTAATATTGAAGTTGGTAACGGTAGATATTATAAATCTTTAGGGTTAGATAGCTGGGAATTGTGGGAATTCAAATTTTTAGAAACAAAGCAAGACGCAATAAATGACTGGGAAGAAAGTCGAGCTAGACTAGCGAACAACGTTCAGTCTTGGAAAGCGTTGCGTGATTGGAGTTTAGAAGACGCAATCAATGATTGGGCAAAATTTCATAAAAGAAAATAATTGTTTATGGGTCTCCGAGATAAGATACGTCGTTAATGGAGATGTGCCAGTATCAGGTAAGACGGATATGGACGCGCCCATAACATATATCAGCTTGGTGTAATTGGTAGCACGACAGTCTCCAAAACTGTCAGTTGAGGTTCAAATCCTTGAGCTGATGCCATCACATATCCTCAAAGGTTTCGCCGTTTTCCTGGATATGGTCTAGGTACCTAGATAAAAACGAGCGCACATTATATGGCGCTTGAGGCAGTCGGTTAAGCCACCAGCCTTTCACGCTGGGGTGTCGAGTTCAACTCTCGAAAGCGCTACCAAATACGGCGAGATGGCTGAGTGGTTTAAAGCACCTGTCTACTAAACAGGCAGTCAGAAATGACTCGTAGGTTCAAATCCTACTCTCGTCGCCAATAAATTTTGGGAGGTTATTATGGTAGTATCAGGAGAAACAAAGAAAGAAAAATTAGTCGTAGTTAATTGTGACTGTGGTTGTAACGAAGGTATTTATGTTACAAAATATAAAGAAGCAGGATTACCAAATGATTATTATATAACTATTACGACAAGTAAGTTTTATAGTGAGCAAGATAAAATGTGGTCTAAATTCAAAAAGAGACTTGAAATGATATGGTATGCTATAAGAGGTAAAGAATATAGATTATGTGAAATTTGTATTACTGATGATGATATAGACGAGTTAATAAAAAAGTTAGAGGAAATAAAGAAATGAAATATAAAGAATTTGTAGATTGGTGTAATCAAAGAGCTTGCGACGGCTGTTGGTCGTCTGCCACAGCAATTTATTGTATAGGTGTTTGTAGCACAATAAATAGTTACCGATTTTGGAAACGCGAAAAAATATGGAAAGATAAATATGAAGAAAAAATTGTCAGAGACGTAGTTGAAGTTATAAACGAAAAACGTAGAGAAATGGGTTATTGCTAATATGGGTAAGCGCTAGAGTAGGAGAGCTAGGGCGGTCTGTAAAACCGTTGTCGAAAGACTGAGGCGGTTCGATTCCACCCTTACCCACCATTAAAAACAACCGATACAAGATAATTCCATATAATATATAATATGAGTTTTGGTTGTTCTCATATATTAAATTATAAACCTACGTATAATTCAATAAGACCCAACACAGTCTTCCACATATACCTTAATAGGAAACAAATAGAGGAGTTGTGACCCTGTCGTAGGTCAATTTGTTTCCATCTTTCTATGGGTCGTTAGCTCATCAGGTAGAGCATTACACTTTTAATGTAAGGGTAGTTGGTTCGAGTCCAACACGACCCACCAGCGAGTATCCCGATATATTCATAATTGAATTCTAGGCTATAATATTATGAACGAAAGAGGGTAGGTAATCTCGGGGTATAGACCCTCAACTCGCCTCATTTATGCCGTGGTTGTGACCGGCTAGTCACACCGTGCCTTGAAAGCACGTACACGTGAAAGCGTGGGGGTTCGACACCTCACCACGGCGCCATTGGAAGGAAAACCATAAACCCTTGGAGAAGATTCGCACTATTCCGCCTAAGTAAAAGTAGAGGGGCAAGTGTATTGCTTAGATTGCATACTTATCTATGCACGTCAGCTGGTCCCTAGTGACGTTAACAAAAGGGAGTTTAGCGTGGCTAGTAGCGAGACGTCACATTTCTGTTCTAGGGAATAGCCCCTGTGACGCACGAGGAATATGGTAGCTCCATATTGAAGATGGGCAGATGAGTGTTTTTCCACATAGGCACTATCTTTGTTGGCTGGCGTCGTAATAACGGTCCCATACGGAGGCGCACAGCGTGACGTTTACCATAATTGTTTGTCGTTCTTCTTTCACAAAACCAAGTTGTTAAAGACACATGTAAAGATTATGGGCGTTGCAGCCGGGATATAAAGTAAACCCGGCAACTTTTATAAATATTAGAAAGGTAGGAATTAAAAGTGGATGCAATTTTAAATTTAATTACAAAATTTTTATTAATATTATTACTCGTTACACAAATACTACTTATAATTTATATGTTTTTTATTAATTATAAAAGACGTCAAGAACATAAAATATTTTGGGAACACATGAATCAAGAAATTGAAAAATCAAATCAAGAATTTACACGTCGTTTAGAAGATATAGATAAAATGACGCACGATAATTCAAAAGGAGATTTCAAAAATGAACCACAAATTGAAAATAAAGAATAAACAACCCGGTGTAGTATTTTCAGAAAAAGAAAAACAAAAAACAAATAAAGAAATTTTATCAAAATATGACAAACGAGTAAATGATATGTTGCATCGTATAGAATTTACAGACGCAACACCAAATCAAGCTTATAAAATGTATATGAAATTACAAGGCTTTTTAAGAAAAAGAAGAGCGGTAAAACTAAATAACGGAAAGGTTTATACGCCCCGTACAGAAACTGGGAATTATATAATAAACGGCAAAGTCACTAAAATAAAAAAGGAGAATATAAATGGATGAAGAAATAAAAGAAAAAATTTCACAATTAGCGACAATTATCATTATGAGTTTAAGAACAAAAGAGAGTGTATTCATAAATATTCAAATAGAAGAAGAATACTCGCAATATGATGTTCTATTTTCATATGATTTTGAAAACTTAGGTGTACATCAAAGAGGTATTTTAGCAAATGATTTAATTATAGGAGTCATAGGAAAAGGTTGTTACGGATTTCGTACAGATATTCCAGATACAGACCCAAGCTATTATCGTGAAAAATTAGGTGTAAGTAGCAACTTTTTAGCGTTTTTATTTAATGAAGTTAGACGCAGATTAAATGAAATGAGGTGAATAAAATGGCAAATAAAGCAGGAAATACTCAAAATCTTATACCACAAGCTCACACACTTACCAGTAAAGAATGTTCAAAAGGTGGTAAAATCAGTGGAGAAGTTAGAAAGAGAAAAAAGCAATTAAGGGATGATTTAGTTACATTATTAGAAACAGGAGATACTCAAAAAGAAATATGTGTAGCCTTAATACAAGAAGCATTAAACGGTAATGTAAAAGCCTTCAATACAATCCGAGACACAATTGGTGAAACAGTACCAAATAAAATAGAAAAAACTGTAAAAGTGATAAATTAAAATAATTTAAAAAAAGTCAATAAAGGTATTGACTTTTTTTAATATATAATATATAATACAAACATAAATAGAGAACAAGTAAGACGTTTACAGGATTAAACGCAATAACAGAATAGTTAATAATTTTTTATTGATATAAATAATCCTGTAGACCTTCAAAGAGGTCTATTTTTAATTTAATAGAAAGGAGGATACAGGATATGAAATTATGGATTTATGGTAAGGTAATGTCTGGTAAGACAACATTCGCAAGTCAATTTGAAAATGCGTATATTATCTCAACTGACGGTAACGCAGAGTACACATTTACTCCTGATAAAATATTAAGAGTTAGAAATTATAAGGAGTTAAACGACGCTATCGCAAAATTAAAAACAATAAAACCTGAATGGGTAATAGTAGATACAACTTCATACTTGATTGACTATTTAAGATTTTATTGGTGTGATAAGAATGGCGTTGAACATGAATCAGAAATAGCGTACAAAGGTTACACAATGCTTAGAAGTTTCTTATGGGAAAGTATATTCTCTATTGCAAATGCTTTTGATAATGTAATGTTTATCTCACATGAGCAAGAAATTATAGAGAAAAATAAATTCGGTAGAGAAATCTCTAAATTCCAACCAGTATTTGAAGAAAAACTAAGAGACCAAATGTCAGGACTTATGGGTATAATTGCTAGAACAGTTAAATCAATAAGTGAAGATGGTACAGCAAAATATGAATTACATATTTCAAATTCTGATGACGAGTTTGGTGGTTCGAGATTACCAATAAAGAAAACAGCAATCCCACTTACTAAAAAAGATTTTGACGAAAACTTCAAAAAATTATATGACGCAGAAAAAATTGTACGTGGTGAAAAAGACACGGTGGTTGATACAACTAAACCAGCAGAAGCTGAAGAAAAACCTAAAAGACGTTCAGTTATAGGTTAATAAATATTTTTAAGGGAGGAATATAATTATGGCAAATAACGGAATTGATAAAGAAGATTTATCAGAATTAAATGCAATTTTCAAAGAAATGGGTGGTGTAGATAAAATAGAAGACTACACAAACAATTTTGAAAATCTTGCAGACGGAGAATATATAGGAGAAATCGAAAAGGTTGAAGCTAAAAATTCAAAAAATAGTGGTAAACCTATGATTACTATTACAGTAGCAGTTGAAGGTGGAAAGAAAGAATTTAGACACTTAATGCTAGCTGGAGAAAACTTAGAAAAAACTAGAGGAGCTATTGCTAGAACAGTATCTCAATTAAAAGAATTAGGTGTTGACGTAAGTAGCAACGATATAGCAGTTATTACAGATAACGCTTATGGATTAGTAGGAACTAAAGTTAATATGGAAATCAAAACAAATAACAACTTTAGAAATGTTTGGTTAACTCTTGCTTAATATAAATTTGATACCGGTGTAAAAGCCGGTATCATTTTTCTTGGTTGTAATATTCATCTATAATTTTTTGTGTCTTTCTTTTTTCTTTTGCACGATTAAATTTTCCTCTCTCATCAACACTAAAATCTACAGCTCTAACTTCAAATGGTAAATCTAATTCGTCTACAAATATAACCATGCATTCGTCTACCTGTTTTTTATATTTTTGAAATATTGCGTCCATATATTCTTGTGCTTGGGGACTTTGTTGGTGAAACCATTGATGGTTTTCTGCGGAAAGTAACGCTCCATTTTCAACTGTAGCTTTTCCACCATCTTTTTTCATTCTGATATGATGATAGGTTAATTGTTTCATTCTTTTCATCTGCCCTTTACTAGTATATCTTCTTGGTTTGTCATCTTTTCTCAAATGTAATTTTTCAATAAAACATTCTGCTCCATATCTTTTTATCAGTTCTTGTTTCGCATTTTTATTACTACTCATTTTTAATTCCCCCATTTTATTTTTATTATTTAATAAGAAAGTGAACAGATTTAAACCGACCGTTTTTAGACTCATTAATGCGTCTTAGAATGACTCAATCTAATTTCTGTTCACTTTTTTGTTGTCGTAGCTTGTCATTTTTTTGTCGAACCCTGTCAAAATTCTGATAAACAACATTAAAAATAGGGGTAAAATAGCCATATGGTGTTATAACGCTCTAAAATACCTATACAGCGATTTTACCCCTCAGGAGTATAACTTTTATTATTCTAATATATAAAAACGATTTACGGCTATTCTGATGCGTCATTTAGGTTACATAATTATAAAATATGTAGGTAGAAATTGTTTTTAGGGTTTTTAATTTTAACTTTCCAAAATTGGACAATTTTCTGTTCACTTCATACTTGCTCATTGAGCAAGTATGATAACAAGTTTTTAATAACTTTGTGATAAAATTGATTGAATATCAATTTCTGTATTTAAAGAGCAAGTACGAAAAACATAACTCGGATTATCTTGTAAATCTCTTGTAAATGATGTACATACTCCCATAGTACCCGTACTATCAAATAACATACATCCTACGTCAGCATATCCAGTCAACATTGTTATAGTAGATACATCTGTTATAGTAGTTGTATTACCTATTGTTCTTGATAAAGATGTACTTGTTACTCCTACATTATTAGCCATACACATTACCTCCTTGTGTTATTTTAGTTAATCTATATATCGTGCTTTCACTTGAATTTGTTGCAGTTATCGAATATATATGTCCATTACTATCTGTAATTATTGTACCAACTTCAATACTTCCTGAAATCATTGTAATATTACTATTACTCACTGTGTTGGAAGTCTTTAAGCTACTGGTTGTGTATCCTATATTATTTCTTTCAGTATCTGTTGAATATATAGCTGTTAAAGTTGTCGTACCGGTGGTTGTTGTAACTGTTGTAGTAGGATCATATATATTTGTAACTCTTGTAGTATCTCCTGTCCAATATTGAAATCTCATACCATTAGGTGCTGGGTCGGCACTAATTGCTACAGTTGTACCTGATTCGTAATATTCTTTTGTAGTACTAGTAGTATCTATTGTACCATTAGTTAAACTCAATCTATACAATGTTTTATAAGTAGCAGTTACTTCTATTGTTTTTACGGGATTGGTCATTTTAATATATTGAGGAGCAACTGCTGTACCTGGTGTAGTAACACTAAACATTCCACCATCATATAACTCTAAATCCTGCACCTGTACTTCTGAATTACTACCAGTAGTCCATCTTAAAAATTGATAATGTACATCATTACTCGAATTATCATATCCAAAATAAATGTCAGCTCTAGCTCCTGCATAATAATTAGCATTTGTTCCACCTCCATTTACTATAACAGGTTTTGTAGCTTTTAATCCTATATTAGGTTCAACAGTCACATTTGTAGGTGGTACAGTTAAAGTTGTTTGAGAAGCTGTAGTATCATCTATGATTGTAGGAAGTTCTTGCCCATTTTGATCCAAAAGACGTTCATACGCTTTCCAAAAATTAAATTCATATTCGTTTCCCCAACCTTCAGCTTTTATTTTTACAATACTACCTTCTTCAAATGACCAACTTGAAACCCAATGTTCAACGATTTCTATTTCATGTGTTTCTGGGTTTTCTTCTTCAGTTTCATAACACACTTTACCATAATTATTATACATAGTAATATCATATTTCGGTATATAACCTTCTGGTACATAGGTTTCCTCTATTTGAATATTTCGAGCAGGCATAAGTACCGCACTATCTTCGTAATATATTCCTCCTGTGATATAAGCTACATCTCCTATCCACTTGTAAAACTCATAACCTGTATTAGGTGTACTAGCATATATCGGTATATTTGTACCCACTGCATAATTATTTTGCTCTATAGTTCCATCTTTTCTTTCAATTGATAAAGTATACGTTACTGTTGGGTCAGGTGTATAATAAGTAGCTTTAATTGTGATATTTCTTAATAAATTTCTTAATGTAGTTTGTTCAGCTAAAGGCTCTAATATATCATTAGCGTCTGTTTGTAGTACTCCATTTTCGTACACTTCCCATTGTAAAAATTGTTTTCCAGTTGGAGCAGGCTTCATTTTTATAGCATTCGTTGCATTTCTTAATAATGTAGCACTTGTAACCCAATTACTTCCGTCCCAAACATATCCATCTTGCATAGTAACTGTGAAATTTGGAATAGGTTTATATAAAGCTTCTATAGTACTATCTTGTGTATGGGCTGTTACTCTAGTAAGAGATAAATATGCATTCGCAATAGTAGCGTCACCACTCGTTACTACCCAATGGTCAAATTCATATGTATTCGGTGCCGTACCAGAATCTATATTTATTGAATTACCATCAATAACATTATATGTAGATGTACCTGTATTAATAACGATTGTAATTTCTCGCATATTGTAGTTTGCAGTGACTACTCCATCACTTCTACCAAGTTTAACTGTAGTAGTACTACTTGTGGTATCACCTATACTGTATAAATTACTATAAGTCCAATGAGAAAAATCTCCAGAATTTGCAGTAATTGAAACAGTTTGGCGTTCTTTGTAATTTCCAGAACCTGTACCATTATTGACCGTTAAATGATATGTTTCTTTAGCTCTATACATTATTTCAACAGTAGTATTAGAAGATACATAAAACCCATAGCTCAATGAAGTACTCACTTCACTTCCGATCTTTCAACCATTTCACAAATAAATAATCTCCTACTTCGTCAGCAGTTGATGAACTCCAATAATTACCTGATAAAACTTGATATGTCACAGTCTGTCCAGAATTATTTCTGTTCACTAATGTTATAGTATAAGTTGGACAATAATCATATCTAGCTTCGATAGTTTTATTACTAGTTCCCATAGTCACTGTATAAATAGTTGAAGAACTTAATTTAGTAGAACCTTCATACCAACCGTTAAACCTATAATCGCCTACTACTTCATAAGTAGTTAATGTTTGTGTATGATTTTGTACTATTCTATATGTGTTAGTATTTCCAACATTATTTACATTTATTACAGTTAATGTTTGTAATGGAGCGTAATGTCCAGTTATAATAGCATTCCCATCTCCTACAATAAAAGTATTTCCATTCACAACACCATAACCTTCTACTGACCAATAGTCTATCCCTTGACTAGAATCAGGTGGAGTAGGTACTAATGTGTATGAACTACTTTCTCTCAAACTTTGAGCTTGAGCAATATCTTCATTATTAACTCTAATCAAACCGTTTACCATTTGAACATTATTATATGAATATCTATAACTATAATAAGCTCTAAAACTAATATTTACGTCGCCCATTCTAAAACTTTGATATGAGCTATAAATATCACTTAAATAACTAGTATCTCCACCCCAATAATCAAAACCATAATGATTTGGTACCGATGCAGATATAGATACAATATCATTATAATCATACAGTCCACCACCTGTACCATTAGTAACAGTTACACGGTGTTGACCCGCATTTATGTAATGTGGAGTTAATTCAACATTACTCTCAGGCATTGTAAGTATAGCAGTTGAAGGGTCTTCTGCGTCTGTAACACCTACTATATTTTCAATAGCAGTAGCAGTTCCAGTCCATTCATAAAAAGCTTTACCAGAGGGCGCAACATCTGCAATAATCATTATCTCATCCCCTGCATAATATGTGCCTGTTCTAGGTCCTATTTCTGCTTTGGGGTCTTTATTTGGAGATATATAACCATTTGTCAGAGTCAATAATCTTGGTACATGAGTTTCAAAATTAGCAGTCAACTCTACGTCTTGATTATAAGGCATCGTAAAATACGTTTGTTGTGATTCATAATCATTTAATAATCCAACATCTGTCGCACTACCACTCCAATATGTAAAAGTTTGATATTGAGCGTATTCACCGTATTCCACTCCTCGTATAGTAACAACCTCATCTTCAGCCACTAAAGCTGTATTTGAATTTATAGTTTCTGTAATCCCACCGGTTCTTAACACAGTTGTAATTATACCTGCGGTAAGTGTTACAGTACGATAATCTAATGGTAATCTAGGTTGAGTATGAATTAATTCTAGTGCTAATTCGATATTATTTGCTAATATATAATTTATTTGTGTAGCCGCATATATTTCTGGTAATTGGTCTGCTATCGCAGGATTATTTTTGGATAATTGTATTAAAAGTCTTACATTATTTAATATTCTATCTATTTCAGTTTTAGTGGGTATCATAGTTGCGGTCCACTCTTCGAAACTACTACCTTCTATTGAAATAGGAGTACGGACAATCTTTTGTTCTAACATATATTCCGCACAATATACCACATTATTTTCTATTCTGTTCAAATCTACAGCGTTCCAACATCCTTTTGGGTTTTCTTGGTCAGGATTAAGAGCTACATCTTGTACATTGCCGTATGTTCTATCATAAATTGCTGGTATCCATTCTTTAGTCAAGAGCAATCACCTCCATATCTCCTTCCCACGCACCATCAAAAGTCCAATGATTTTGTAATATATATACAGGCATTCTTCCTGTAAATTGTGTTTGAATATACCCATAATCGCCTGCATTCACAAGTGGTTCTCCTCTTGTGGCTATGGTGTATTTAAATTTTTTCTTATACCATTCTAAATATTTTCTTTTTATTTGTTCTGTTTCATTTATTGTGCTATCTGAATTATAACTAGAAGGATCATAATTCATTATTTGAGTATCTAAAACTAAACTATCAGTTGAAACATTTCTCTCTTGCACAGATTTTATTTCAATAGGATAACCCAAAATTTCAACTTTAGCGTCTGTACCCGCTACATATCCACCTAAATTCACAATACCTCTATGTGTGTATAATTCAGTAGAAGCTAGTGTCGCACCCGATACGTCATCATTCGCCATTCTAGCACCAACAGGTACACAATCTTCATAAGTAGTTTCTGTATGCATTACATTACACGTAATAGTAGTTATCACTGAGCAATTTTGATAAGTTATTCCATTAACCACAACAGTTTCTGTTCCTGAATTGTTCAGTTTACCATAATATTTAGGTAATGATAATTTTGATAATTGAGTAACGCTAGGTAATTGTTCAGCTGCGGGTATACTTATGAAATCCCCATAATCCCATTCATAACAATTTGTAAAGGTATTATTATCAGATATATCTAAATGTGCAAATCGTAAATGACCGTTATCCTTAATTAAAATAGTAGCACCTACCGTAAATGCTAATAATTGAATAGCTTGTTTACAAGAAGTTTCAGGTATCGAAGTATCTATTGTATATGCAGCAAATTCAGTGTCTTCCCATTGGTCATACGGTAATAATACATGGTTAGTATCATACGTAGGCTTTTTAATATTATCACTAGACCATTCTACTGAATTTAAATCTAAACCTTCAAACGTGAGTATATGTTCTACAATTTCCCTTACAGTTCTATCTTCTCCTGTATAATATTCTTCAGTATAAGTATCTTCCATTATGTCTAAAAGTGAACCTGCTGTAAATGTAGCACTTTCGTCTGCATTAGCGGACACGTCCATAAGTCGCAATTCTTTCCAATTATCCCATTCAATTTCGATACCTTCTTGTTCAAAATCTATCACAGAAGTGTCATTTTCCATTATTACATACCCATTATCATCATATACATAACCCCACACATTATAACCATTTCTAAATCTAATTCGTGTTTGTCGATTTAATTTTACATAACCGTTATCCGGATTATCTATATTATAAATACTATCATAATTATTTACATCAAACTTAAATATCCTTGAAGGCAGTGTATCACATACATAAGAAGTTTTATCAGTATAATCTACATTAGTAATTTGATTTTGGTCTAATACTATAGTTTTCCCAAACATTAATGAACTCACTCTAATTCTTCTATTTCTAAAACGTGTATCTCCATATTCAATTATCAAATGGTCAACTCCAGTTTGATTGATTTCAAAATTCACAGAAGGTAAACTATCTAAAATTTTAGTTCTATAAATAGGCTGGTCTTCTTCATCTACTTCCCCTGTAGGTTCTTGCCATTCTATATTAGTAGTTACGGCTTTTAATAAATTATCGTTATCATCATAACAGCTTACTTTTATATCTTTAGGATAACCTGAGGGTACAGCAGCATTTAATATAACAGAAAAATTTTCTATGTTATACGTATGACTTAATTGCACGGTCATAGTAGGTTTAGTTGCAAACTCACCATTACTGTCAGAGATGCTATTCGATATATAACCGTCTATTGTACCACCTTGATATATTATATATCTACCATTTAACAACCATAGATTTTCTTCTAATGTTGCAATAGTATTGCTATTGTATCTATCGATATTAGTAAGAGCGGTTAAGTCACATATATTTAATTTATCATCAGTTGATACACTCGCTATTTGAATATTTGTATCAGGTGTGTACATTATTATTTCAATATATCCTTCTTTTCTTGTAGGGGTTTTCAAATGATTTTCAAATTCTTGTCGATTGATTTCTCCTGTTATTGGGTCACGATATATAGCCATGACTTATCTCCTTTCTATAATTTATTATAAAAATTAATAACCCATATCTATAAGATTGCATTTTACATCTTTATACCAAATAGGTCTTTTCATATGTTTGTTTAAACCACTTACCCATACGGTTTCCCATTCACAAGGGGTGGCACTAAAGTCACCCCAGTAGTATTTCCTAGTCACAAATGAATTAGCTTCTTCATCATAAAAACTTAAATCGCAATAAAACTTTGCTATTTCTTTTTTTAATTCTACTAAATTAACTCTTGACATATAAGGCCAATATAAATTATCAAATTTATTCAAACGTCTATTTACAGTTTGTGCCACTACTTGACCTTTTGCATTTCTGGTAGTTTTAACTAATTGTTCAGATAATTCATTATAACCTATAGCGGGATTATTCACTGTATTGTAATAATCACCGTGATAATATTCAGTTAAATAATTTCCTTCCGGATCTCTAAATTTAAATTCTCTTCCATTAATTAATATAAGTGAAGCAAACGAATTTGTTTTAGGACATAATCCCATAAACATCTACCTCCTTTATCTTGCATATACTTTATTACTCAATATAGAATTACTTAATTTATTATTAGTTTTTTCTACACTGGCTACTAAATCAGTTCCTTTTTGTGTAAATTGTCCTTGCACTTTAATTCCTTGATTCACCATTTCACCAATTTGTGCTACTTGTTCATTTAATCGATTAATGTATTCTTCTAATCTACTACTGTTTTGTTGTTGATACGGTGTATTGTATTTAGCAGGGATAACGGCTTCTCCTCTATGTAAATAAGCTAATCCGGTCACTTGGTACATAATTTGTACCTATCGCATAGGTTGCTATACTTACGTTTTTAGTACCATTATTATCAACTTGTTCATTAGTTTTGAATCCTTTTCCAGAAAAGAAATTTTTAACTTTTTCCCAAGTGTCAGTCGCCATTTTAACTACACCATTAAACATATCAGTAATTGATGTCCATAAACTTTTAATCCAATCTGTGATAGCCTTTTTAATGTTTTGCCAACCTTTACTAGCACCTTCTCTTATTTCATTCCATTTTTTAGCCAAAGTATCTCTAAGATTAGAAAATCTATCTGTAACATTCTGCCAAGTTTCCTTAGCTTTAGCTGTAACATTAGTTTTTAAATCTGTCCAAGCATTTCCAACGTTCTTTTTAACTATGCCCATTATACCTAAATATTCGTTTGATTTAGTTCTAATATTTTCAACCATAACACCATGTTCTTTGGCTTGATTTTCAAAACTCTCACGAGATTTGCGATCTAAATCGGAATAAGCTTGTGCCATTATATTTTCCATTTGTTCAGTGCTAATTTCCCCTCGTTCATTAGCAGATTTAAGGTTTTCAATAAATGTATCATAATTACCTGAGGTCTTAGCGGTTTGATAATCTATACTCGCAATGGTTTCAGCATTTATTAAAGCGGCTTTATCCGTAGTCTTCATAGCTTCTCTTAATTCACCATATTTATTCACTAATGTTTGTTGCTCTGTAGTTAAATCTTCATAAGTAATTTTACCACTATTTAATTGATTATATAATTGTTCGGCATTAGATTTAGTTTGTATTTGTAATTCATCTACTTGTCTTTGTAACTCATTTTGACGCTCCTGAGCTTCTGTTAAGTTCTTAGTGCTTTCCGCAACATCATCTTCTGTAGCTTTAAATATTTTTAAACTATTTGAAGATTTTGCAAACCAAGTGTCAACGCCTTCAAAAGCACCTTTCACAGCTCCATGTAAACCTGATTCGTTCCATCCATCTTTAATAGAAGTCCACAAAGATATATGGTCGTTTATAATTCTATTACCCCAATCTTTAAAGAATTTAGCAGTTTTATTACCAAACGTTTCATATTCAGTGCCTTGTTTTTCAATAGATTCTCTCATATAAGCTGGAAGTTGGTTGACAAATATTTCTTTCATATTAGCGCTAAGTGAACCGTAAGTTTGTGCTAAGTGATCATACATATCGTCTTGTGATATTACACCTTGTTTCACTCCATCTTGTAATATTGTAAGATAATCTTTAAAGTTTTGACTTTCTTTTCCTAGTTGTTCTGCATTTTTAGCTGATACTTCAAAACTTTGTTGTTTAGCTGTTTTCATTTCTTTTTCAGCTTCTATAACAGCCTTATATTGATCATATACCGCTTTTTGTGCGTCATTTAATCCCCAATAAGACTGCGCACCACTTTCAACCATATCATATAATTTTTTACCATTTTCACCAGTTTCTTTTTCTAAGTTTTTCAATTTGTCTAATTGTTCATTATATATTTTAGTTTTTTCATTAACGTTTCTAAATGCGTCTTCAACATCTTCAGCAGTCACTCTTAGTTTTTGAAAATCTCCTATACCTCTGGTAATATTTTGTAAAGAATTCAATCCATCACCGATTGCACTACCCAAAGCTTTACCCAAAGGACTACCTATAGCCCAACCTATGCCAGCTCCTATTACAGCTCCAGCAGGACCTCCAAGTGATGCTCCGATTAATGCTCCAGCAACAACTCCACTTGTCTTACCAATACCTTCTCCCATTTCTTTAGAGAAATGTTTAATACTTTCACTATCTCCACGCCAATATGATACAGCTGTATTAAATGTAGCCCAAGCGGTCTCAGCTATACCGTCACCTAATGCAGCCCCTATTGCTGCACCAACCGGTCCTCCTACTAAACCACCAATACCAGCTCCAAGAAATGCTCCACCAAGTTCACCTTGTTTAATATTTTTATCGCCTTGTTTGCGTCGTTCATCAGGATTCATAGCAAAGAAATCATTTGACCAATTTATTTCATCTATTAGTGTTTTGATAGTTAATATTACTCCAGCAATTATTGATAAAACAGATAATAGTTTTCCAAAGCCAGCAAGACCAATCGCACCAAATGCGTCTTTCAATAATCCAGCCCAGTTTAATAAATTCCACAAAGCTTTTGCGATTTTAAATGTAGCCCAAGCAGCCACTAATGCTTTCCAATGTTTCAATACCCACTTGAATATATTTCCTATTGTTGTGAAAATAGGTATTAAAACTTCAGCAAGTTTTTTAGCTTTTGCTGTAATTGTATCATATAAATCTCCCCATTCAGGTTTATATATATCACCAAGTAAATCATTTTCTGCGGTATTACCACCACTTTCACCACTAATATCGTGTAATTCATCGAAACTTGCCGTAACATTATTTATTTTTTCAAATTCTTCTCTTGTTTTTTCTGCGTTTGCTGCGGTTTGGTCGAACAAATCCCAATCTTTACCGAAAGCTTGTCCAATACCTTTTATAATAGCATTAACTATACCCAAAACATTTACAAGTTGTTGTGCGAACCATTCCATAAATGGTCGAATAATACGTCTTAAATTATACTTGATAACGTTCATAGTTCTTTGCCATTTAACATCATAACTAGCAAAATCTGAAAATGCTTTTTTCAATAAACTTATTGGGTTTATCATCATTAATAGATTTTTAAGTACTTGTCCTATATGTCTACTCATCAACTGGAATGCGTAGTTTAATATTTCACCCATTCTGGTTTGGAATTTAAGTGCTTTACCAGATTTATCTAATCCTGCGTTCAAATTTGCAAGTATATTATTGTTTTGTCTTAATACCGGTGAGGCGAATCCTAATCGTTTTATTATCTTATTAAGTTTTCCACCAGTTTTGTCTACAACTTGGTCTACCGCCCCAACATCTCCTAATATAGATGCTAATACTTGTTTAGATTCTTCTAACTGTAATACTAAAGTTTTAGCCTCAGTAGTCGAACGTTCAAGGTCAATCGAACCGTCGATATTAAATTTCAAATCACCAGTTTTTTGCATTCCACTAAGTGTAGATTCTTTTAATTGAATGTCTTGTAACACGTCATTTGCAGCTTCACGTATATTAGCCATTATTTGATTTATACCTTCTGCTTGTGCGCGTGATTTTTCAAGAGAAGGTTGCCAAGTAAATGCTAATCCCCCAGTACCAGCAGCTATCAAATTGTTCATCCATCCACCAGTCTGAGCTTTAAACATTTCTGCACCAGATAATACTTTTGCTAATTTATCTGTAATCTCGGTAGTATCAACTTTGATACCTTCTGATAAATTCACATCTTTGAATAAATCTCCAAATTTATCTTTACCTCTCCATAATGACATACTACGAGCGAATGATATCTTGTCTCCACTTTCAGCTGGAAAACGACCTCTATTCAAACCATATGTACTAACACGTCTTGCTGATAACTCATCTTGTTCTTCAGATGTTTTTGCCATTATAACTCTATAATTATCAGTTACCCCTGTTAATTCTTCAATGCTATCTATGAATTTAGTTATCCAAGAATGTGGGTCTTTTTTAGTAGTAGTTACAGTGGACCTAGATATATCATCTATACCAGTTCTTTTACTATCTTCTTCTAATATTCTTCGAGCTTTCTGTTCTTGATATATGTCTTTTCCTTCATAGTAATTTTTTTGAGTTCCCAAAATAGGTACAGGTTTACCAGAAGGAAGAGCTAATTGACTTACAGGTTCAAGTACTTTTTGTATAGCATTATATACCGTATTATCTCTAGCTTTCTTTTCTTGTTTTTTATTAATATCTCCTTTAACATTTATACCGTTTTTAGATATTGATTGTACTTCTGTTAAAATAGCTTGTAATACCGTTTCACAAGGACACATCATATCTTTAAGATTTTCAAAACCACTAAGAGCTTTGATTAATTCATTAGCTTTTGTGTCAGTATTAAAACCAGTACCTAAATCAGTATCTAAATCTGAAATTATATCTTGATTCTTTTTGGCTTCCGCACTATCTGCAACACGTTCCGCACTATTTTCAATTTTATCATAATTAGTTTGAGTTTCAGTAGCATTCACTACTCGTTGAGTTGCGTTAGTTGTATTAGTAACTGCTTTTGTTGTATCTGTTACAGCATTTGTTACATCATTAATTTTCTTTGTAACATTAGACAAAGAAGATTGCATATTTCTAACTTCATTAATTAATTGACTATTATCGGTTGCACCAGTAGTTTTTTTCTTTGTATTACTAATAGCAGAAAGCCCACTTTTATTTAAAGCTTCTAATCCCTTCCAGTCTCCTAATCTAGCTAAAACTTTTCTAACTCTGGCTTCTTCCATAGCCATAGCATCACCATTTTTAATGATGTCTTTGTAAGTTTTCATAGTTCCTTTTAGGGCTTTATTTGCTTCAGCGTGATTTTTACCTTCTCCCTTAATAGTATCATTACCTATACCAAGAGTACCATCACTATTATGGTATCTGTGCATAGTTTTATTAGTAGTAAGGTTCATAGTATCCCAATCACTTTTACCAGCCTGTTTAATATAATTAGAAACTGCTCCAATAAAAGTATCATATTCTTTTTTACTTGAATCTGATCTACCATGTTCTAAATCACCTAAGTGTTTAGCGGCTTCGTTTGCAGCAAGATTTGCTTTTTCTAATGCTTTTTGTTGTTCAGTTAGAACATTTTTGTTTCCACCACGTTTTTCTGCTGCATCAGCCAAAGTATTTGCTAATTCTTTATTTACTGTGGTTTTAAGAGTTTTAGCACTTTCTTTTTCGGCTTCTCTTTTTCGTTTTGCCGCACCAGACGCACCTTTGATTTCATATGAACCACCATACTCTGTAGCCATAACAGTACGTGAGGTTGCTACACCCTTATCAAATCCACTATTACGTTTAAATCCTTTAGGTCCAGTTAGTCTTGTACCTCTATATTGTTCGTTTTTTATATTAGCATTTATTTCTTCATCTGATATATCTGAATAATTAGATTTTCTAGTTTTAGCTTTAGCTTGCGCTTTTGCTTTTTGGGCTTGTTTTGTTCGCGCTTTTTGTTGAACACTCACTTCTTTTTTAAGGTCGTTTACAAAAGTCTGATAATCACTTAATGTTTGTCTTAAATTGTTATTCGCATTTGCGATAACATCACTACCTCTATACTTAGCGGTTTTCTTACCAAACTTATCAATCTGAGCCTTAAAATTCTCTATATCTTTTAACGTCAAAGAGACGCTTTCGTCAGCCATCTTCTTTGCAGTATTGTAAATGGCGGCGTAAGCGTCTTTTATATCTTGATTTATCTCTTTACCGTTTTTGAATTTACCTTCTAATGTTGCAGGAAGTGTGATAACTCCATCTTTACCACCATAAACAGATGATTTTAATTTTGATTGTACTACTTTAACTAATTTACTAACAGCATCAGCAGCACTAGCTTCGTCTGGTTTAACACCCAACAACGCATAAAGAGATTCTATTTCTTCACCCATATTTACTACCTCCTACAACCTAATTTATTAACCTGTAAAACGTCCATCAGAACTATGTTTTACAGATTTATTAATTTTCTTTTCATAATCCTCCCTTAACCAATCTGGCATAGGCGCATTTTCTTTCTTTTCAAACAACTCAGAGAGCGCTTCATCTATTTTACCCGGATAGATTTTAGCACCGAATGCGGCTCGGTTCATACTACCCATACGCCAAATTTTATAAGCAAGTCCTTCTCGTTTATATTTCAACATAAACAATAATTCTTTGCAAGAATAATCATATAAGTCACGTAATTCACAACCTTGTTTCACTAATTCAACATATATATCGTGAACAACGTGAAAACCTGCTATTGGGTCGTACGTATTTGTATCATCATCAACCCATTTATTTATTCCAAGTTTTGTCGCTAACTTCTGGACTGGGTGTCATTGGAATATCTTGTTTCTGTACTAATCCTGATTTTTGTACGATTTCTTGTAAATATTTTTCTGTTAATTCTTGCATTCCATATTCATCTAATAGTGCGTCAAATAATTCCGCTTCGTCAGGGTATTTGTCCTTGCAAGCCTTACTTGCACAGGCATAGAATAAATTTACCATAACTGTAAAATCAGGGTTTTGGAATGCTTCAAATATATTCTTTCCTAATTTTTTTTCTAAGTATAGAATACTTGAACTCTTTAATTTGAATTCATATTCTACTCCACCTATTTTAATAATTACTACATGATCCATAATTTCAATCCTCCTATTTAATAAAAGTGGTGGGTGTAAATGCCCGAAGATTGACCTGGCTAAACTGACCACCTGAGTTTAGTTTTATTTAATTAAAGACTACTTTGATTTGGTAATGACACTTTTATATCACTTCTTACGTCGTGATAAATACTGAATTTTTCAATATCTTGTTGAGCGTCAGCTGTATAACTTATGCTACAAGTTGCGTCATATTCAATTATTACTCCTGAGGCTTTAACAACTACCCAGTGAGCTTTAGTTTTAGGGTCAGCGTCAGCCATTTCTTTAACACTTCTTAAGTTGTGAGCAACTCCAGCGTTATCTCTGAAACTCATCATATTGATTTCGTAAGAAACTTCTGCGGCTGGTTGTAATCCTAAAACTGATGTTTCAGCTTTAGTATTATCTAATGTTGTTGTATCTATTGTATTTGGTTGTCCACCAAAATCTGGTGTTGAAGCCAAACCATAAACTCTTGTATATCCACCTAAAGCTGTGTCTAGGTCTGATTTGTTATAAGAGCCTGCGCTTCCGATAAATGTACCAACATTGTCTTTACTAAAATATAACGCAGTACCAAGTGTGGCTACTTGAATTTTTGCATCTGGATCCATAATATTACCTCCTATAAAATATTTTCCTTAACAAAGTATTTAGTTCAGTGGACTATCTTAATGTCCCTTCTAAAGTGTTTGCTTGTGCGTATGCAGTTAGCATACATTCACGATAACCTGTGTCTGGTGTAATAGGACTATCTTGGGTCGTAGGTCTAAATCTTAATTCGCCTAATTTTTCGCATATGGCGTCTAAGTAGTTGTCAAATTGTTTTTGCGTACCACCTTTTGTAGATAAATACCCAATTACAGAAATAGTATATTGTTCATTATCATAAGACAAATCTCTTTTATTCAAACTGGTCCTAATATCATATCCAAAATAATATCTACCTTTTTCAACCATTTCTTGAGGCATAATGATACCAGATTCCAAACCTTCGATTTCGGTTAATTTACTTTGTATCATTACACGAAGATTGTTCACTAATCTCATTTAACCTACCTCCTATTTTTTAATTTTATATTTTTGTTTTCTGGCATAATCTTTAAGATTTAAACTATTAATAAAACCTTTCATTTGAAGTGAAGTGTGCATTTCAAATAAGTGTGCCGGTGTTGGATAATTATATGCGGTTGGTTTTTCAGCTTCTTCGTTATAAAACCAATAATGACCTCCACCTCTAGTACCTTCTCTTAACCATTCATATACCTGTGTCGCAGTAACCACTTTTTTTCTATGACCATCATTAGGATACGGGATGGGTTTTACTATAATACTAACTTTACTCTCATATTTACTTTTCTTTTCAATTTTAGTATCGATAGCTTGGCCAACAAGTATTCCGGTATGTTCATACGAAAGCGTTTTACGACTTAATCTTTTTCTATCTTTACCATATTTACCTTTATTTTTTTCAGCTTCTTCCGCTTTCTTAGCTTTATTGTATTCCATTTTCGCTTGTTCGCTTCTTGCTCGTGGATAGTAAGACGCTTCCACATTCGCTTTATGTACTTCTTTTAGTTTATCTGCTACAATTTTTTCTATGTCTATCCTCATTGCTTCGGCTTCTTTCATTAACTTTTTAGTTATATTTACAGTGACTGTTTTCTGCCACCTACCGAAGTTATCTTTATAATTTGAACGACCACCGTACATAAAATCACCTCCATTGTATATCAATATATAACGGAGTAACCTTCACAACAGCGTACTTATTTCCTTTCCACTCAACTAAATACTTTGTTAAGTTATCTGGAGAATTGTTCGTCTTCTCCAATAAAAATGGTTCTAAGTCATTGTATATAGATTTGAAGCGGTATGTCTTGTCAAGGTTAGCCCCGTACGCACTTTGAGCAATTTCATCTGACGCAAGATACTGCACAGCTCCGTCAGCGTGGAATATATCTTCATACTCTTCGATTAAGTCACCGTCCGCACCTCTTGTAGATTTAAGGTTGTAAAGTACGACCGGTGTTAGCTTTGACAATAACATAACCTTTCTCCTTTACTTACAATTTATTATAGACTTGGGTCTGGAGCTGGTATATCACTTACATTGAATGCAATAGCTCCTGTTCTATTATTTAATATAAATACATCACTATATTCTTTTTCATAATAGATATAATCACCTTTAGTTCCAGCTGCTGGAGCTTCCATACCAACAAATGCGTATTTGTTTGGTGTTAAGATAGCAGATGGGTGTACTAAGAATAGGTTGATTTGTTTAGCACTAGCTGATGGTTCAAAACCTGTAGTAAATGTGTAAGCAGTCTTCATTAAGAATGAAGGTACAGATATTAACTTGATTTCATCAAGTCTATCTACAACTCTATTTATAGTATTTTCACCATTTTGAACATTTCTTGATAAACCAATGTTACTAGCTTGTTTTAATAAAGTTTTAACAGCTGGAGTAACATATAGTAATCTTCCTTGTGCAGGTACTAATGCTTCATCCATTTGTTCCATTAAATTATCAAATACTGCCAATACGTTATCTACATTTAGTGCTGTAGTGTCAGCTGTTTTTCCTTCAGCTACCCAATCAGCATATATTTTTGAAATTGTATATGCGTCTTTCTCTGGGAATTTCTGTGTTTCATTGAACACTTGTGTTGCGTTTTGGATAGTTAATACCATATTAGTATCCATAACGTCTGCTGGGTCTATACTTGTTGACCATTCTCTGTAGAATGTAAGGGTTTTTGTTTCCCATTCGTTATCAACATTTCTGTTGAAAACACCATCTATACTATCTCTGTTAACATTTTTTCTACCTGTAACAGAAATTGATGGAATGTGAATAGTTTTAGCGTCTACGAACTTATAAGTTCTATTATTAGCCACATTATATAATTCACCAAAGTTTAATACGTTTGGGTATGCTTGGGCTAAAGCTCTTTCGTAGGCTTCGGCATAATTAACTGCTGCCATAATAATTCCTCCTTTATAATATAATTTTTATAAACTAAAACGAGTTCGTAGCAAACCGAATGGGTCTAACTACACAACTGTTACGTTATATAGAAATATTACCCATCCCATTTGCTACGAACTTGGACCGAATTTCATACCAAATATCGTATGCCCCCAGGACATATCTATTTCTGTTCATATTATAACAAAATTGAACAGAATAGTCAAGAAATATTTTAACTTTTTTTATAAAACTTTCCAAACGTCCCAAAGCCTTCTGTCTCTACAATCAAATGTGTCATATACAACACCGTCAATTACTGTAGTTATATGATTAGGCATAGTTATTAAATATGTTCCAATTTGACATCTTTCAACAAAATCACCAACTGTTTCGTCTGGATAAGTTTCAACTCTGTCATACCTATAATCTAACAAAGGTTCAACAAAATTCACATCATCAAGCAAGATACCGTTTTTCTTTGCTATTCTACTTAAATCGTCATACGTGTCACTCCAACTTTTATCTTCAGCAGTAGAAATAGCACGAATTACACAATCATTCACAAAATTATTATGCTCGTTAGCATTATAATATTTATACATTTACACTACCCCATTTGACTTATTTTTCTTAAATGTTTTCTGATAATTTGTTTTGCCTCTGGAGAATCAACCTCTTTAATCATTTTGTGTGCAAATTCTGTGAATAATCTCATAGTGTCTTCTAAAGCTTCCATACTATCTTCTCCTGCATTATAATTACCTCTATTATATGCAGAACGACTTTCTGAATATGCAGAATAGCTTTCTTTCATATCCTCAATCATATCTTCACCCTCAGAGTAGTTTCCTCTATATCTACCCCTACCTGTTCCTGGTACACCACGTCTACCATATCTTCCTTCTGAATATCCACCTTCTGAATAATCTCCGTAATTTTCATATCTCATTTTCATAACCTCCTTTTTACATTTCCAGTAGTCAATATTTTCTAAATCTTTATCAATATCAACTAACTTATACAATACGTCTAATTCGTCACTTGTCAGTTCTGAATTAGAAAATTTTTCGAGTTCTTTACAAACAAGGTCTTTCACTTTATCTGTATAGCATACCTCCTCTTTCTTTTCTTCTTCCTCCATATAAACACCTCCTATTGTACTCTTTTCTTAATTACTAAATTTGCACTCGCAATAATAGGAGTTTGTGTATCTACGCCAGGAGCAGTTAAATCTGTGAAATCTGGAAGACTAGGTACACTACCTACAGCTATAGTCGTATTACCTTTTCCACACACTTGTAATATAGTATCAAATGTTAAAGTGATGACGTCACCTGCGGCTGTAAGGGTTGCTGCAGTAGTTGTTCCAGGAGAAATTATACCGTCTTCATATAAAGCTAACGCTACTTCTCCCGCTGTAGCTGAGCTAACTACAGCTTTAAATGTAACATCATAATATCCACATTCAAGTAATTGATATAACGGAGAACCTTCTCTATGTTGAAGCCAACCATTGCAACAATTTGCACTTCTAGTTCTTATATCGTCAACACTAAATGTTATAAAAGCCGTATTATTAGTTAATGTAATTGGTAATTCTTGTACGCTTTCTATCATAATCATCAATTCCTTTCTAAAAAATTAAAGAGACAGACGAAACTTGTCTATCTCTATTCATATAGCAAGTTCTCGTATTCGAGCATCCTGTAATCAGGTGCTTGCTGTTTTATTTTTACTTAAAAATTTCCATTACATCCGCATCCACAACCGTTATTATTGTTGCAAGTAAATATCGGAGTGCGTCCATAGACCGGAGTCGTTGGCACTGGGCAGCTGTTCAAGCGATTATACAAAGCGTCTACCTCATTGCTAAATCCTTGAGCAATAAATGCGTTTTGTGCTGTTTGACTCGCAGAAAGGTTAGCCATATTTAATTGAGTTTGTAACTCTGCAATTCTATCATTTTTAGCATCAACCTGAGCTTTAACACCGTCTAATTCTAATTGACATAATTTATCAAGAATAGCTTGAGTATTAGATGTAGCATTTGTTATAATATCTCTAGTATTATTAGCGTCAGCAAATCTTGTAGCATTTCCTTCATTTTGAACAATGTTTTGTGTTTGGCAAGTCGCTAATCTATTTTCACAGCAACAATCAGCAAATTGAGAACCTAATTGATTAAATCCTTGTAGTATTGTAGTTTGATTTGCAAAGTTTTGGTTCATATTTGCCATTTGTCTTGCATTTGCAGAACTTTCTGCATTAGCAAATCCGGCACTTACTGTTTGATTAACTCCAGCAAATCCATTACATAACTGAGTGCTTATATTTTGCACACCACTAGAAATATCATTTAATTGATTTCCTAGTTGTAATGTATTGAAGCCTTGGTTTGTATTTTGCATTATTTCTTTTTGACCATTAGATAGCCAAGGATACATATTGTCTCCGCCGAAACCTCCACCGAAGCCTCCATTGTTGTTCCAGCCACCCATAGCAAAAATCAGAAATAATATTATCCACCAAGCTCCATTGTCGCCAAAACCTCCAAAACCACCATTGTTTCTGTCTTGGATTAAAGCTACGTCAGAAGCAGATAAACCACCATTTCCATAATCCATAACTTTTCCCTCCTTTTATTAAAATATTTATATTATTGCAATAATATCTATTTTAGAGTGTTTTTAAATTTATTAAATTCTGTGTCAAAATCTAATCCACGTTGTTTACAAATATTTCTCGCAAATGTTTCAACACCCTTTGTATCACCATTTTGAGCCATACTTATTACGTTATTCAAAATTGGATTGTTTATATTCATTTTATTCAATATACCTTTAGGAGTTAGTCCCTGAAGCATATATTGTTTTATAGCTATTATAGGGTTCATAACTATTTCTCCTTTTTATATTTCAAATCGTCCGCAATATCTTCTAGCTTACGTTTTAATGTTTTCACGTCTTCTTTTAGGTCTTTTATATCCTTACTGTTCACATTTTTAAGTCGGTCTTTCAACTCGTCACCGGTAATAAACTTATTATCCATATTTTCTAACTGTTTTTCTAAATCATTTTCAGTTATATATTTATTTTTATTTTCTTCATTTTCAATCATAGGTTTATATATAACTACTTTACTTGTACCATCTTGTTGTAATTGTTTAGTTATAATAGCCGTACCATCTGTTAATGGAAAATAACTAACACTTCCATCGTAAGGAATATCCGTAGCTTTTACTACATCCAAACTATCCACAACTTTACCTTGTAAAACCACTTGGTTTTGTGATTTATACATTTGTTGTGGTTGCCTTGTATTTTGTTGTAATTGTTGATTATAGTTAAGATATGGATTATACGGACTGTTATACATATTATAATTATTATAAGGTTCAAACATAATATCTGCCTCCTATCGTTTAATTAAATTTATTGTATATAAATAAAACTTAAATTGTCAGACAGACTAAATAAAAAAAAATATAGTGAATTTTTCAATTCACTATATTCCACAATACAATCTAATTGCAAAAGCAATTTTATCCAAATGCTCAACTATTCTTGGATTATCTAAATCCAATAATTCAGATATTTCACTGAATGTTTTACCATCTATAAATCTATATTTATAGATTAAATATTCTAAATTATTTCTATCCTTAATCTTACACTCAAATTCTAATAATTTACTATCTAATTCGTTGTACTTTATATAATCCATTATATCTTGATACTTACTAGGTTCATCACAACTTTTCCATAAATACATATCATTTATATTAGCTTTACCTGTCATCATAACTGCGGCAAAAATAGCAAATGTAATAGATACAACTAAATCCACCTTTAATAAAACAAATAAACTTAGCATTATCAATACACTCCATATTAAACACCTATACCAATTTTTAAAATGAAGGGGTCTACCAAGCACACCCCTAGTTATCATAAATGTTAACATCACTAATATAACATAATTGATGGGTAGTTTTAACAACATACCCATCAAAATAATGATTACAGTTTCTGCTAAATTGAAAATAAGATCAGGAAGAATCCTTTTGAATTTTTCCATAACTTATTCTCCTTCTTCACTATCTAATAAGAAAAACCAACTTCTCCATGGGTCCATAGTCAACACCTCCTAATAATATAAAATATAATGTAACTATTTATAATGAAAAACATAAAGTTGAATAATATTACATTCAAACATCTAAATGTAGTAGTTTTCATACATTTAGGTATGTTATCATTTCTGTTCCAAAATAATTTATAAAGGTCTTGAAGTTTTGGTAATTTAGATTTAATTGCAAATAAAAATATAAATAAACTAGCTTTAGCTAACAAAGTACAAATAATTATATTTTTAAATGTAAAGTATATAATACAATACCACACGCCAGAAATAACCATAAGTACTACACTTGCTATTGCTAACGTAAATATATCAGTGATTTGCGATTTTTCTTTATATAACAATTTGAGTATAATATACGTCATCGCAAAATACAAAATATGATTCCAAATAGATACTGGCGTAAAATTAAACAATAAAAGATATTCTATCAATGTTAATATTACAAATAACACACGCTTAGTATCCAATCTCTTTGTATATATTAGAAATAACGCAAAATATATTACCTCCGGCACTTGTCCTAATAATATTTCTAATAATTTCATTTCATTATTGTCCTTTCTGTGTCTATTATAATATAAATAATTCAAAAAGTAAATATTAATTTTTAAATTTCACCCATTGAGTTCCATCTCCATAGTAAGTTGGTATATCTAATATTATTCCATCTTGAGTTGTATAGAACCAAACATCAACCAGTCCATACAAAGGTTTAAAGTTCTCATCAAAATCTGTATCAAACAATTCAGTAGTATAACCTGTATTATATGTCTTTCCTGTACTAGCTCTACCTTGTGCTATTATTACTGTATTATCTGTTTCATAAGTTTTTGTTTGTAAATGATATATTCTAGTTGCAGTTTTATCACCACTACCACCAAATATATGAATATTTGTACCAATGGCAACAGCTCCACCCCACGTAAAATCATAAGGCACATTTGTCAATTGAGTATATGTATCTGTTAATGTGTTATATTTGAAATTTTGACGATATGAACCTCTACTACTACCTAACAAATAAATATCAGTACCTAAAATAGCAGTCGTACCACACCAAAAATCATAAGGTATGTTTGTTAATTGAGACCAAGTATTAGTTAATACATTATATTTATAATTATATCTAACTCCTTGAGTACCATTAGATGTACTTTGGCTACCCAATAAATAAATATCAGTACCAACAATAGCGGCGCATCCATAATAAAATGTAAAAGGAACAGAAGTTATAGCTGTATATGTGTTTGTCAATGTGTCATATTTATAAGCAGAACTACCTCTACCTAAAAATACATAAATATCGGTACCATGCGAAACAGCCGCTCCACCTGAAAGTGAATAAGGTAAATTAGTTATTTGAGTATATGTATCTGTTAATGTATCATATTTGTAGGATACTTGACTACCATTAGTAGCTCCACCACCAAATAAGTAAATATCTGTATTAACACTAGCAACAGCACCACCATAAAAAGCACGAGGTGAATTGGTTAATTGTGTGTATGTATCTGTTAATGTGTCATATTTATAAGCATATTTTTCATACGGATAAC